GCCTGGGTAGGCCGCCTGCCCGGCCCTGGCCGGCCTCCAGGCAGACCCAGCAGGCCGCCACGGCCGCCTTGACCGCCCTGGCCTGCCTGCAGCCAGCCAACCGGTATGCCTGGCCTCCACAGGGGCCCACAGGGCCTCCACAGGGCCTCGCCTGCCCGCCTGGTGGGCCACAACTGGCCGCCATAGCCATGGCCATGGCCGACCTTCAGGCTGACCCCATCGTGCCTTCATGGCCATGGCCTGCCCTGGCCCTGGCCGCCTAGGCCGCCTCCAAGGCCATGGCCCTGCCTGACCCTGCCTGACCACCATGCCATGGCCTGCCTGCCCTCCTAGGCCTTCACAGGCCTCGACCCTGGCCTGCCTGACCACCAGCCTGACCCTGACCATCAACCCTGACCTGTCTGCCTGCCTACCTGCCTGGCCACCCACTGCCTACCAGGCCAACCTGCCTTCTCAGAGGCCCCTAGAGCCGCCTCTGAGATCCCGCGCGCCGCAGGACTGCCTGCCGCCGACCGACCGACCGAGGCATGGCCACGAGGGCTGGAGACACCTGCGCGTCCGTGGGATATAACCAACTACACTCTCTCACGCCCAAGCCACTAATGTTAATGTACAAAGCAGAAATAGTGTACAACGTCTCCCCCTTCTTCAAATTCCCCGCAGAAAATTTTGAAGAGTGAACCTTTAACGTACAAATGTACACTTCTTTCCGCCGCGGCGATGATACAATAAGAGAGTGCCGAGAGAGAAGAGAGAGCTCCCCGATGAAGAGCGTGCCGTGCTGCGCACCCTCAACGGTGTGTGGTTGCGCGCCTACGTGCGTGACCTGTACGCTCAAGGTTGGTCCCTCGCGGCGATCGGCGAGGCCATGGACCCGCCCCGCCCTCGTTCCACGGTACGCTCTTGGATCTCATCTCCCCTCCCTTCCTCTCCTCCCTCTTCCTCTTCCTCTTCTTCACCAATAACCACGGCTGAAGATTTGCACCCTCCCTACCCTCCCCCTCTCCCTCCTCCGCCCTCGCCTCTTCCCCGCCCCTCCGCTCCTCCCTCCCGTTCATCGGCACCCTCTCACTCTCATAAACCCCGCGCGGAGCGTCGCTTCTTCGACCCTCGCTCACCTGACCTATCCGTTACCGCCGCGCGGAAAATCGCGCATCTCGCTCCTCTTGCTCGGCGTCACCGTTCTCGGACGGCTCCTACCTCACCGTACGCTCTGGCGAACGACGAACTCACACAGATCTGCCGCGCCGAGTACGAGCGCGGTGTCTCCATACGCGAGCTCGCCGCCGCGGCGGGTGTCACATATAAGGCCATGGAAAGAAGGGTGCGTCCATGAAGGTGATCTATGATCTGTTTCCCGCTCGGGTTCGGGTGTGCGTTGGAGAAAACGTCACTGATGAACAATACGAGAGCGGCACTCTTACTCCTCACACCCGCCTGGTCGGCTCGCGTCTTGTCGACGCCGTCCGGGTCATTTTGACCGAGGAGACGATCATGATCGCCGCCGACTCAGATAAGGGCCCGATGCTGATCTTCCGTGAGAAGTACGTTCGCGAGTCGCTGCGCCCCGGCAACCCGAAGCCGACCCGAGGAGTGACCTGTCTCAAGACCGTGACAGGTAAGGTAGTGATCATGGAGAAGGACGCGAACTGCGGCTGTGGCTCGCGTCTGCGCGGCTGGAATCCGTACAATACGGTCTATTCAACAAACGATCCTGTTGAATGAGAGTAAAGGTAAAAGATGCACAACTTCAACGTCATTGACTTTTTGATCCTCGCCCTCGCGACGGTTCGGATCACGCGGTTCATCACGACGGACACGATCTTCTCGCCTCTACGCGAGAGGTTCTGGGCGCGATTTCCTCCCGAGAAATCGATGTACGGATATCTCATCACATGTAACTGGTGCTCGAGCGTTTATGCCGCAACACTGGTTATGAGTATGTATAGAATAACACAAGGACCTGCGCTGTTTGTTTGCTCGATATTCGCGCTTTCGTGCGTCGCAGGTTTTGTAGTAGACCGCGCTCAGTAATTTCACGATTTCAACGAAATCATGCCGTTTTATAGGCGGTAGGATCTTAGTGAGCTCCGTTTAAAGACGAGGAGAAACAGTGGGCGTATTTCGCCGAGAACCGGTAACTTCTAGACGTAGACCTCAGTCACCGTCTTCCGCTCCATTGACGGGCCTCGTTCCCCTACCTCCCGGGTACTCCTATGCGCAGTCTGCTCCGTACGCCGCGACGCGTACGTTGACCGCCGCTGCCGCACAGGTTCGCCTCAACGACAAGGGAGAGGCCGAGCACTTCAGAACCCGCCGTCACTCATACTCGAGCGCGTGGCAGAGCGAGGCTTGGGAATATTACGACGCCATCGGCGAGGTTAAGTACGCCTTCAACCTTGTTGCGTCCGTTGTCTCAAGAATTCGTCTGTATGCAGCCGTCGTCGACAACCCTGCCGAGACTCCTGTTTCAGTTCGCGACAGCTCCAAGATCGACCAGAGAGTCGCGCACGCGGCCGAGCGCGCGCTGGCTCGTCTCGACTCGGCGTACGGCGGACAGGCTGGTCTACTTCGCGACGCCGCGTTGAACATCAGCGTCGCCGGCGAGTGCTATCTCGTTCAGATGCCCGAGCGCGTCGGCTCCGGTCTTCCCGAGTCGTGGGACATCCGTTCCATCGACGAGGTTCAGGTTGACCAGCGCAACAACTACGGCATCGCTCCTCGCCGCGATCTTCTCACCACAGGAAATCCCACCGGCGGATACGCAAAGGGAATCATTCCTCTGCCCGGCACGGCGTTTGTTGGTCGTATCTGGAGAGCGCACCCGCGCTTCTCCGAGGAGGCCGATTCGTCGCTTCGTGGTCTGCTCGATCTGTGCGCTGAACTTCTTCTGTTGAACAGAACGTTCCGTGCAACGGCGCGCTCGCGCCTCAACGCCGGCGCCCTGTATCTGCCCGATGGTCTCAGCGTTGCCGCGTCGCCTGATCCCGACTATCCCTACGACGACGCCACCGATCTTGAGCCCGGGTTCACTCCCGAGGAATCCGGTGACGAGTTTGAGGATCAGCTCATCGACGCGATGACGACACCGATCCGTGACGAAGACAGCGCAAGCGCCGTCGTACCGTTGATCATTCGTGGCCCCGCTGAACTTGGCGACAAGATCAAGCAGTTCAAGTTTGAGCGCAGCTTCGACCCCGCACTCGCGCAGCGCGCCGACCGCGTACTCGAGCGTATCCTTCAGGGTCTCGACGTACCGAAGGATATCGTCACCGGTCTTGCAAACGTGAAGTATAGCAACGCTCTTCAGATCGACGAGGCGCTGTACAAGGCGCACATCGAGCCGTTGATGTTGTTGATCGCCGACGCGCTGACCGTCGTGTATCTGCGTCCGTATCTGCTCGCCGCAGGCTTTCAACCCAGCGAGGTCGAGAAGGTTGTTATCTGGTTCGATCCGAGCCAGGTCGCGACACGTAACGACCGCGCCGTCGATGCAGACTCCGGTTTCGAGAAGATGGCCGTGTCATATGGAACGTGGAGAAAGGCGCACGGCTTCAGTGATGCCGATGCACCTACCGCCGACGAGGTCGCGCTGCGTCTTGTCTTCGAAAAGGGCGTCATCACTCCCGAGTTGACCGAGGCGATTCTCAACGCGGTCGCACCTGACGTGATCTCGGCGGCACGCGAGGCGCAGCAGGCAGCGAGCCCCGCGCCGATTCCTCCGGAGCTACAGGGTCTACTGCAAGGAGCGCAGCCCGGCGCACCTGCCGCGGCACCAGGCGAACCGCCCGCGCCCGCGCCTCAACCAGAGGCGCAGGGTCCGTCACTCGCTGACCTGATGAAAGGTAAGTCTACGGCGCCAGCAGAGGCGCCTGCAGAAGGAGCACAGTAATGTACAGAGATAGAAATATGAGCCAGAGCCAGCTACCTGGGATTCTTGCTACGACGCTTTCAGACGTCGTCGTTATGTATTTCAAGGCGCACGGTCATCATTGGAACGTCACCGGACCTGATTTTGCGCAGTTTCACAGCTTCTTCTCCGAAATCTACGAGGACGTCTATAGCTCGATCGATCCGATGGCCGAGAACGTTCGCAAGCTCGGTATGAACGCGCCGTATCGCTTGCAGGAGTTCGCGATGATGTCGACGATCACAGACGCCGAGGTCGGCAATAACGCTCAGGCGATGCTTGCCGATCTTATGGACGCCAACGAAGGCGTGATCAGTAGCTTGAATAACGCCTTTGAGATAGCGACAAGCGAAAATCAACAAGGCATCGCGAACTTTATTGCCGATCGTCTTGATCAGCATGAAAAGTGGCGCTGGCAGATCTCGTCATTTCTTGCTCCAGAGTCGAGCGCGATGCCGGGAAAATTTGAGGCTGTCCCATCTTTAACAACAGGAGTCGAGACTCCTGTGATGGAGCAGCCTACTGTCGAGACAGAGATCATGTCCATGCCGGGTAGCTGGTGCCCGAACTGCATCGACGGCGTCTGCTCGTGCCCGGTCGGCGAGTGCGACTGCGACGAAAACTGCGAGTGCGACGAGTGCTACTACGATGACGACGCCGCTGGTTTTATTCTCGCCGCTGGGTCGAAGCCCGCACCGAAGAAGGACAGAATCTACGGTTCAAAGAGAAACCCTAAGGGTTCTGCCTCCGGCGGTAAGAAGATTAAGTTTAGCGCCAAGACCGAAGCAGCTCTTCGCAACAAGGTTACCGAGCACAACAAGACCGCGAAGGAAGGCAGAAAAGCGACGATGGGCCAATTGAAGGCCGTGTATCGTCGCGGTGCTGGAGCGTTCTCAAGCTCGCACCGTCCCGGCAAGACGAGAGATCAGTGGGCGATGGCGCGCGTCAACGCGTATCTCAAGCTTCTTAGATCTGGCTCTCCGTCGAATCCGAAGTACGTTCAAGACAACGACCTGCTGCCTAAGGGTCACCCGAAGTCGCTGTCAACGAGCGCGGTCACGGCCGCGGCTCACATTCAAGACAGCCTAACCGTTGTCTTGAGAGAAGAGAAAGAATACAATAGTTCAGAAGATGCTATTGTTGCACTTGCCGAGTACTCAGATCTTAGTTACGACGTCATCCCAG